GTGCGAGGCCGCGATTGAACAGGATAAAGAACTGCTCGTTAGCGCTGGCGCTTGTCTGGTTGACGTTGGGGAGGCTGAAGCCGACAGGATAGTGAGTGCTTGCAGCTGCCTGCACCTTGCCCCCGGTAGTCACTGCGAGAACAGTTGCCGAGGTGAGGGTGAGAGAGCCACCTGCGATCACGCGAGACTCGCCTGAGATAACGACCTCAACGACGTCACCTGCATCGCCTGCGCGCTGAGCGACTCCGATGATGGTGTTTGCAGTTGGGTCGGTTGCGACTGCGATCTTACCTGCTGAGTCGATGGCGACGAGCGCGAACTCAGTCACAGCAGATGCACAAACAAAGGTCTTAATGATCTGATTCATGATCACGCTCCTTAGTTAAAGACGCTGTTGTATGCGTCTGGGTTATTGGTACGGAATAGATTTAGAGCCTCGCTGAAGTTAAGCCCTTTCTCTTCTGCGAGTAGCTTGACCTGCTCAGCGAGCGTCGCCTTGTTGAGCTCAGCGCCAGAGGCACCATGACCGATCTCGGTCAAAGGCACTGCTGATGAGGCAGGGCGCTCGCTGAACATCTGCCAGAACTCAGGCATGTTCTCGCGAACGTCCCAAGCGCGAGCGGCTGCTGTCTCCTCGCTTGGGCTGACCTTGCCCTCGCGTAAGAGAGATGCGACAGCCTCACGACGCTCGACGTCGCGCTTCTCAGCCTCGATCACCTCGAGGCGCTCTGAGAGCTTCTGATTCTGCGCGCGGAGCTGCATGACCTCTGCAAGCATGTTTGGCTCTGCTTTCTCACTGAGCTGTGCTGCCTCGGTCATCTTCTTTTCTTTGTCGTCGTAGCTGTCGCCCATCTTCTCAGGCTCGGCCTCTTTCTTGACCTCGTCCTCTGGCTTCTCAGCGTCAACCTCGACCTCGATCTTTGCCTCATTCTCTGAGGTCATATCTTTAATCTTCTGCTCGAGCTCAAGCACCATCGCATCTTTCGCAGCGAGGGCAGCACGAAGCTCGTCAATGTTCATAGACTCAAGATCCATGTTCACTTGCTCCTGTTCACTTAGTGTTACCCGATCAATGCGATCATGCGATTGAGCAGGTCTTGGGGTTAAGGTGACAGCGAGCAACTGAGCGTCGCCCACCTTATCGCCACCGTTACGAGTGTAAATCTCACCATGCAGATACTCGGGCGAGCTCCACAGCACACCGCCTGCCTCTTGCACGACTTTAAGGCCGCGCTCGTTATAGGCAGGTACTGCATAGAGCCCATCTTCACGCAGGTCGAGATCGATAATCATGCCGAGCGCGTTGCCTGACTCAGGAGGCGCAGGAGTGCCACCATTAAAGGGCGAGGTCGCATGCTGCCAGTCAATAATCACCGGATCTGCGTCGCGTCGTTCATAGTATACGCGCACCATCTCCTCGAGGAGCTCTTGAGAGACAGGCGCACCGATCGCCTCGCCATTCATGCGCGAGCTGACTTGACCGAGCGCGAGCGTCTTAAATGGCTTTCCTACGACGAGACCCTCTGGCACATCATAGGTCTGCTCAGCGCGCACTTGAATCGCCTCACCATAAGCGCGAAGCGTTGCTTTCTTATCTGCTGCATCCATCTGACTCACTACCTTTCGAGCCCAAGAAAACCCAGCATCACCGCCCCAGCCATCCCAAGCCTGCCGGCCTTTGCCGTAGCTCTCCCAGGTCGAGCCCTCTTTGTCGACCTCGTGACGCTGAAAGTAAGAGAGCATCCTGCGTACAGTCTCAGGAGATAGGCGCACACCGTTGATCAGGTCACGAGCTCGCGCGATCCCGACTGGTGTCATGCCTCGCTCGCTCTGTGGCTTCTCAGCACGACGACGCAGCGCGCGCTCAGCTGCCTTGCGTGCGCCCTGTGGAGCTCTAAAATCGATGTGAGAATACTTCTCGGGAATCGATGCGAGTTGCTGTTGAGCGCTCTTGATGCGTCGCTTAATCTTTCGCACGACGTCTCCTGATCGCTGCCTCTGCAAGCGAGGCGACATTACCTGCGCTGGCTGTTCTCTCGAGCGCAGATCGTTGTGCCTCCTCGGGCAGGTCGCCAGCTCCTAGACGCTCCCTTATGGCGCGCTCGAGCTCGTCGTCTGGTGTAAGCAGACCTGATGTCACAAGCTGAGGCAGCATCGCGAGAGAATCTGCTAGATCGTCGGTATCTAGTCCGGTGTGCACGAGACGAGGAAGCTTGCTTGGATCTACTGTGCCGTAATTCCATCTGATCAACCTGCCGATCGTGCCTGCGCCTCTCCGGTCGACCCCAGAGACAGCAGACGCGACGATGTCACAGAGGTTGATCGCAGCTCGTCGGAATACTGACAGGTGCACCTCGCCAACAGAGCGAGAGCCGGTGTCGGTGATGCCGAGATTTGCAAACTGAGCAAGGAAGGCTTGCGAGATTTGGTTGTCACACTCTTTGATAATGTCGAGCGGGCCCTGCGCGTATAGATTAGGCGCGCTCGCGTACTGATCAAAGCTCACGACCGGGTTATCGATGAGGTAAGCTTGCTCAGCTGACAAGAAAGCTTGCGCCTGTGCCTCTGCCTCATCGATCATCGCGTTGATGTCTGCATCGGTCAAGCCGTGCATCTCTGCCACAGAGCGATCGACCTTAACTCGAGGCGTCGGCACTGCCCATCGATCGACACCGACGCACATGAGATTAGAAACCTTTTGTTTCGTTCTCCACCACCACCAAACAGGGCGCAGCATGCCTGAGCCCTCGAAATTGGAGCCGGTGCGATTCAACGTGAGCAAGAGCAGCTTGTTAGCAGGGATCGGCTCAGGCGTCTTGCCTACACCGACGACCTGCTGTTGAACGCCATCGAGTTGTTGATTATCACGAGACAACCAGCGCAGATGCGCGCTCGGCTCTCGATCAGCATAGAGATCAAGCCAGACTCTAGTTTTGCCGTTGAAGTCAGGGCCGACCCGATAGACCTCCTCGGCATACCGATACCCCAAAGGCACAAACTCGAGCAGGTATGATAGCTGCTCTTCCCAAGACTGCGACATCTGCCCTGCGTATCCATCAAACCCAAAGCACTCGTTACCGAAGCGCGCGAGCTCGTTGCAGACTGGGTCGAGATCGTCTGCCGACTCAAAGCGCCATGTCGCAGAAAGTAGAGTCTGCCTGAGCATGTGCCACGATCGACGCACAACCGGATCAGTGCGCAGCATGTCCTCAGCCTCGCGCACCCAGTTGAGCCCGGTGAGCTGTGCGTTTCGCTCATAGCCTGAGATCATCCCACCAGACAGCATCGTGCCTGAGATGCCTCGCGTACTAAAGCGAGGGTGAAGCGCTCGCATATGGCGAGGCGTCTCCTCTGAATCGGCTTTGTAGTCTAGCTTGCGCATGAGCCCTCGAGGGTATCAATAGATGATCGTTAGGCTTATACATGCGTCGGTTTTAGTGTTGGCTTAATCGGGCGCTTTGTCAAGCCCTGTATGAGGCCACCTGCCTCGAGACTTTAGCGCCTCAAAATCAGTCGGGCGCTCGTCGGTGCAGATCGATCTCGCATATCGCCATCGATGAGGCTTGCCGAGCTCCTGCCAAGATGAGCAGCGCTCGCACCACTCAAAACTAGTCGTCGTATTTGGCGAGCTCATGTGTGAGATACCAGAGCGCTTTCTGCAAGTCCTCTCGCGCGTTGCCCTTGTGACCTGAGCGCGCGACGTACTTGACGACGTTACCGAGCGCGAAGCTCAAGCCCCAAGCCTCGATCGCGTCGATCACTTCCACGCCTGACTCAGCATGATAGTGCTGAGGATGATCGACGGCAGAGCTTGGCTCGTCTGCTGTGAGGTCAATGCGTTGCAGATCTTCTTCTGATAAGTAAGGATAACTAACCACGATCAATCTGCTTTCTGAGAGCCTCAATCTGGCCTTCGAGTTTGCAGAGCTCATCATGATAGTCGTCAAGCCTCTCGATGATCTCATCTTGCTCTTGCTTCTCTAGCTCAAAGCGCTTGTTGACCCAAGTATAAAGCATGTACATAATGCCGACTGTCACGACTGCGACGAGGTTCTCAGGGTCAAGCACTTTGTCGAGAAGCCCTGGTGTCAGTGTTGGATCTGCCATTTAAAAGCCCCTTCGATCGGTGATGATGCCTGCGCGCTTGGTGCGGTTTGGCGTGCGCCTTGGTGTGTATGAGCTGCGAGATACCTCGTCGGCCCAATAGTTAAAAATACAGTCGTAGCGTAGTGCATCAAGAGGATCTTCGCGACCATCTTTCTTAGGTTGCTCTTTAGTATCCCAAGCATATGACATGAGCGCCTTGCGCAAGCTGTTGCCTGTAGCGCGCTCGCCTCTTGTCCACACCTCGCGAGTGATCAAGTAACGACTGCGAGCAAAGGCGCGCTTGAGCTTCTGCACACCGTTTAATACATCTGTGCGCACTGGGTCGGTCGTGTGTCTCAGAGGCATACCGATGCCACCTGCCTCGATCGGCTTTGCAACCTCACGAAATGCGCTGCGCCCTGTCTGATCGTTGCGCGCCTTGCCTGCCTTGTCTGCGCATCCTGCATCGAGCCAGATGCGAGGGCCGGGCGCTTGATCTTTGAGCGCACGAGGCCAAGCGACGCGCAGGATCATCTCAGCTAGCTGCCTGATCGTCACCTCTTGCGGGTTGATCTCATGCACTACCACCGACGCCTCGCGCGCCTCGTCATAAACC